CAGTTCCAGGCAAAAGAACAGCAGGACCAAACTTTCCAGCCGACCAAGATGGAGCAGTACCTTGAAATGCTCCTATATTCCCATTCCCGTTCAAATCAAAGACTTTATTGCCTGAGCCTTCGTTCATTAGCCATAAGCCGACAAGACCTCTTGAAAGGCGATGTCCTTTGTTTGGTAAAGAACCTAATCGTGGCTTAATTATTCTGTGATATGGATAAGCCATTTTAAAATTCTACATAACAAGCTCTGTCTTCGTCTTCGGCGTCCGTGCTCAATGTTAATTTGGCTATCAAAATACAATCAGTTGTAATATCAAAGTCAGCCAAATCAGACGGCCATCTTGAATTATCGGTAGAAACCTCCATATACAAATCCATCGTTCCGTCGGTAGAAGTAACATCTGCCTTACAGTAGAAAGTTCCTGTAAATCCTATGTAGAGGTTAGATGTGTTGTCGTGAACATCTCCTTCTGTTTCAGCGTCAGCGGCAAGGGTTCCAGCAGAATCTAAGAATGCTGTGGTATCTGATATAATCGTGCCTTGTGCCATAGCACCTGAAGTCATTTTCCAGGGGGTTATGTGCAGTTCTATTCTGGCGGCATTATCATAAGTAAATGTTTGGTCTGTAGAGTTTTTTACTCTAAAGCGATAAAATTCTGGTAACATATTATTATTTTAATTTGATTGAGACCTTTAAGCTGTGTATTTTATAAATAAGCTCCCTATTGTTGTTGTATTTGCCGCAGGTGGCTCTCCTGTTCCATAAGAGACATTGATTATTTGGTCAGTTGCTGCTGTTCCGTGGTCTGCTGCTTCTAAAGCACCTGCAAATGTTCCTGCTGAAACTTGGGCTGCTGGTAAAGCCGTACAGTTAGTTAATACACCTGCTGATGGCGTTCCAATATCAGGAGTTGTTAGTGTAATTCCTGCTAAAGTTAATGCGGCAGAACTTCTGTTAATAGCAACCTGTGTAGTCCCGATATACATTGTTTGTGCTATTGCGGCATAAGTAGAAGCTAATGCGGTTCCACCTATCGTAATATCGTTAGTGCTTTCTATATCTGTTGCCCAAAGTTTAGTTACCCGATTAGTCGTATCAGAAATAGAACCAGTCATTGTTATACTCTGTGTTCCTAAAGCCACAGTTGTATCTGCACCAGTATAGGGAACATACCTACTCAAAATACCCAAAGTTACTGGAAGGTCAAGATGTGATGGGGTTTCATCTCCAATATAGAGCGTTACTACTTGTGCGTTTGTTCTTGGTGCTGACCCAGTTCTAACTGTAGTAATCTTTATAACAATTCTATCGCCAGCCGATAAAGCTACTGGTTCTACAATATGAGCGTGGGCATAATAAGTGGTTGTTGTTGCTGTTAAAACTGGCAATGTAGTTACATCCTCTCCTAATTGTGTTTCTGTTCCGCCTGATGCCCTTTTGTAGAATTGAATCTTTAATTGATATAAGAAATCAGTAGAACCTGCTCTGGCTACTTTTGCGAATAGGTGGGCTGTTATATTTCCTGGTGATATTGTTATATCTCCTGGAGTTGCAGCAAGAGTTACCCAGTTGCCTATTGATTGCCCGTCAGATGTTCCATCAACGGTTACTGCTGTCTGACCAGCGTCATTGTCAGTATCAAGTAATTTATAACTACCTACATCAGCACTTGCGTCATTCGACAAATACCACTGAAGTCCACCTGGTATTGCTTCAGCTAATGTTTGATAATTAACAGCATCGTAATCGTGTTCTGGGTCTGGCACTTCAATATGTCCACCTGTCATATCAAGGAAACCTGTTGTAGATAAATCTCCGCCTGTTATTGTTAAAGTGCCGTCTGTAATAGTATCGGCTTCAAAACTATATGCTCCTATATCTATATTAGCTAAAGCCCCGTTTGTGGTTAAAAGAGTTCCTGCTATATTAGGGAATTGGAAGGTTTTGTCTGAGGTGGCTATGTTATCTGCTTCTATGATTGCCTTCTTACTTCCACTTGTTTGTAAATGTAACCCCCCTGAAGTTATTCTTACGCTGTCAGTAAAATTAATATCATAATGCCTATCTGCAGCATCACCCTGACTTACATTCTGAAATATAGTGCTTCCATCTGCTAACAATCTAAAATATGGTTCCCAATTTCCACTTCCATCGACTCCTGCATTGGCACCAATATACATCTGACCACTTGCCCAAAGATTACCCCCTTTTAACCAAACATCAGAAAAGTCGGTAGAATATCCTATCCCAACTGTTTTTGCGGTATCAAAATAAAGATAATTATCATCTTTCAAACTTACATCATCTCCAGCATTATGCGGTGTTAAAGTACTATCACTTCTATCCCAGAGGTTTTCTGCTCCAATAGCATCATCAATATATGTTTTTAAATCATAAAACTCTAATCCTGTTTCTCCTGTATTTACTCTTAAGTATTGTCCCGTTTTGTCTGCATAATTTTCTGGGGTATCAAATAACTGATAAAAGTGTCTGGCTATGCTTCCTCCTCCTACAATCTTTCTTGATAATTCCTCTAATCCTTTAATATGTTTTTTATCAATCCGATAATCTTCAGACAGTTTATTTATTTTATCAACAATCTGTTCTCCTGTATCAGGACTTCCGTCTTTTGGATAAGGATAATCAATACCAGCAACAGGGGTTTTGCCGTCAATACCTTTTATTCCATCTTTGCCATCTTTGCCATCTTTTCCGTCTTTTCCAGTTAAACCAATAACACCTTGTATTCCTTGTTTTCCAGTTAAACCAATTTCACCCTTATCACCTTTGGCTAACGGGATAATCTCTTTGATAAGCTCATCTCTTTTTTTCTCTTGGAATATCCAAGACACGGCAGTAATGTCGTCTATAACTCTACCTTCTTTTATTGCTTTTAATAGTTTTTGTTTTTTAGTTAGTTTTCCACTTGACATATGTTTATGATTATACTAATGTTAATCAATAGGTTATCACAGAGCTTATTAGCCTCAAATTACAACAAGAAAGACGGATTAGCTACTAAGTTCTGTGATGACTTGGTAGCTTTTTCGTTCTAATCGTCTTTATTCTTCAGCCGAGATGTGAACCTGTCTTCAACTCAAAGATTAAAGGATAAGTATAGCCGCTTTCTGAAAAAGGTTTGTACGGCTCTATACTGCAAGATAATCTGGGAAAAGCTACTGGCGGTTGAAAGGTTAAATGTTCAAACCCGTTTCATTCTTTCCCTGTCTAAATTCAGGAGGTCAGAGTGATTAACCAAACTTTTCTTTTTGTCGCAATTTGAGCAAGCTGTTCTTTCTTACAATCTATAAAAGAAAAAGTAGAAGGAGCTTTTATCTATGGGCTTAGTAATAAGAAGTTATGCTAATAATACCAAGTTTTAAAAAAGAAATAGGTCAGAGATGTCCAAAATGTTATTCTGGTAATTTAAGATTAAGAAAGAGCAAATTTGGTTATTTCTTGGGTTGTTCTAAATATCCGCAATGTCTTTATAAGGTTTCTGAAAAAATGATTGATAAACATAAAGATTTTAATAAAATTCGGCGAAAACTTGAAAAAAAACTTAAAAGATTTGAATAAATTATGTTTTGTAATAATTGTAATAAAGAAATAGAACCAGAACTTGGAGAAACTTCAGCTGGTAATTGTATTTATCAAGAGTTTAGATGTCCGAAACATCACAATGTTTTAAAATCGGGCTTTAAAAGAACTGAACCTTTAATACAGAAAAATCTAATAAAAATCAGCAAATTATTAAAATCTTATAAATTACTCAAATAAATCTGGCGAAAATTATGGGAAATGAATTATCATTCTGGGGATATTTAATATGGGCTGGTATAGGTTTTGCTGTCTTTGGTATAATTTTTAGCTTATTACTTTGAATAGGTTTTTATAGCATCTTGAATTATCTTTTTATCTGCAGGACTAATCAAATGTCCTGCATTTTGTAGTAATTTACCTAATGCAATTCTAACTTGTGGACTCATTACTAATCTTCCTGCTTTATATGTTATAAACCCAACCCCTCCTAATACTACTGCTGCAGGAGCAAATGTAGCAGCTGCACCAAGACCTCCTATTCCAACAGCAGCAGCAATTCCTTGAACCATACGATTTTTAGTTCCAAGTATTTTACCAACTCTTTGTAATACTCTATAAAGAGGGGTATTTGCTTCTATAGCTGCTTTAGGAGCAATGTTTGTCATTGCTGTAAAAAGAGAAGATTGTCTACCAAGAGAATCTTTTATCCCAAGATTTATTGCTTTTTCATCAAGTATTGTATTAAGAGTTTGTCTAATTCTATCATTGGCTATTGTAAAAGCATTATCAGCTTTAGCATCAAATACTTTTGGTTTCTGTCCTTTCACCCAAGCATCAAATTGCTTTCTTGCCTTTAATAAACCAGAACCACTTGCCTTATTATTTTCAATAAACTTTTTAGCTCCTACTAATAATTTATTAGCCATCTTCTCTGCATCTCCAACAATTAAAGGACTTTGCCTAAGAGTTATGGCAGCATCATCTAATTGACCTAAAATATATTTCTTAGAAATAGTGAAATCATACTTAGCAATATCATCAGCTAAATTTTTGGCTTGTTTAACATTATAATCTCTCACAAGATTAAAGTTCTTCTGAAAAGTGTTCTTAGCAGATATTCCAGGTATTTTAGCTACTTCTTTAGCAGATTTAAGTTCAAGTGCTGTTGGAGTAATTATATCTCTCTTAAATAATCCACCAGCTTCTCTTGTTCTACCAACCTGTTCTAATCTAACCTTTCCTTTTTCAATCGGACTAACTAAACTTTGAGAAAACCTTTCTTTTATCAATCTTTTTGAAGTAATACCAGCTTTCTCTATCCTTACACCTGCTTTAGTTACTTTAGCACCAACTGGCTTTTCAACTCTTTTACCACCAGCTATTATTGCAATATCAATTACATTCTGAACATCTTTTGCTGCTTCTGGATATTTTTTAGATAGGTCAGTTAAACTTTGAACTATTGTTTCTACTCCTGGAATCTTAGCAATCTTTTCTCCAGCAAATTCTAATGTCTGTCTAATACCAGGTGCTTCTGTTATTGGTGCAAATGCTGCTCCAGCTACTCCTCCTACCGTTCTTAATCCAGACCTTATTAGTCCTCCAGCGGCTTTTAAACTTCCTGTAATAGGGTCAAAGAATCCTTCTCTTTCTCTTGCTTCAGTTATTCCTGCTCCATATACTTCTGCTCCTTTTTTAATTCCAGATATAACGTCTTCTCCAGCTTGAGCATATCGTTCCCAGACACGAGATAAAAATCCCCTATCATCTGCTTTCTTTTCTTGTGCTTTTCTTGTTTTTTCAAAAGTAATTATATCCTGATGACTAAAACCAGAATTTATTGCATTTTGATATTGGTCTCTTGTTAAAGGTTTGTATGCCATATTATTTTATTGCTTTTAAATAATCTTTATAACTCCCTTCGCCAGTAGGAGTTTCTTCTTGTCCAGTTATTTCAGATAATGGAACATTAGCAGCTATAGCAAAGTTTGATATTACTGTTTTTCTATTTGCGGCTTTTTGGTCTAATACCTCTGGACTATCTCCAGGTTGAGGAAAGTATTGTTTAGCAGCTGAATCAAATTCACTTGGAGCAATAGCAGCTCCTGATTCTCTCCTTAATACAGCATTGATAAAGTTTCTTTCAGCTTGCTCAATTCTTAATCTATCATCTGTCTTAAAAACACCAGGAAACCACTTATGACCAGTAATTATTCCTATAGCTCCAGTAAATTCATCTTCTAATTCTGATATTATCACATTAGCATTACTCATTCTTGTTCCGTATCCAAAAGTAAGGGCTTGAGTATCAGAAAGAGGTTTTCCAGTTAATGTTGTTATACCACTTATATCTGGAATACCGTCTGCTGCTCCCAAATCCCTTATAGTTGCTCCTGTTTGTGTATTTATCAATAACTTTCTTCCTCCAACTTCAACTACTTGAGTGCCAATCTTTCCTACTTCTGGCGTTACCTGTCCCTGTAATCTTGCAAACTTATCTGAAGCATCAGGTTTACTCCAATCAATCTGACTAATCTTAGCTGCCAAATCTGGTTGAGTTTGTAATAAACTCTTGGCAACTGATTGAGCATAATCTATTTGGTCTCTCATTAAAGTAAATGCTCTATCATCTGCTTTCTCTTGAGCATCTAATTCCCGCTTTTCTTTCGCTGAAGCTATATCATATACCATTGCTCTTAAATCATTATTATAGTTGCGGAGATTCTCCGAATAATCCAACTGCATATCAAATACTCTATCTAATCTATCTTGAGCCATTTTAAGAGTATTCTGAGCTATTATCTCATCTCCTTGAGCTGAAGCTATCTTTGCTTGTGCTACTAATGCCTGTGCTTGTAATGGTATAGCTCTAATTGCCAATCTTCTTTCCTCTACTATATTTCTACCAGCTATTGCCCCAGCACTAATTGGCTCTTTGGCTATTTGGAGTTTCCTTACTTGGGTTTCGCCAACCATTCTTGCTATATCTGCGTTTATAAAATCTAATTCACTTTGAGCCGCTTTTACCTCTCTTTGGGCTTCTATAAATGCTTCTCCCTTTTCTTCTATCCCAGCTTCTTCTTCTGCTTCTTTATATGCTACAGTAGGGTCAGTTGGAGGTTCAAGATCTTTTAAATATGCTTTAAGATAATCAGATGTATCATCAGCCCCTGCCCCTGCTTCTACCCCATTTCCAACATCTTTAGACTCCCACCTATCTGTTTTTTCATTATATACATAAATAGCTTTTCCTGCGGTTATCTCTTGTCCAGGAAAAGGATTTTCAGGAAAAATCGAAGATGGAGTAACTGACGGAACATCTGTTTCTTTCTCTTCTGGGAAAACTACTGGAGCTACTGGCGTTGTTAAATCATCAGCTGTTATAGTTGGAGCTGGAGCTGATGGAGTATACCACTTTCCACCCTCAAAAGCATATTCTCCAGTTGCTTTCTTTCCCTGATATTCAGCCATTTGAGCTTGTGTAGTTGGAAATGGCAACTCTCCTGCTTTCGGCACTGCCGTAGTAGGTGATTTATAAATTGTATATTTGCCTTCTAACTCCTTTTTAGTTGGAAAAGCTATTGTATCTTTTGCCATATTTATTTCACCGAATTAAACGAGATTAGAAATTAATTGATAAGAATTATGATGATATTTCTTGTGTTCATTTATATTATTAAATAAATAAAGATTTTCTGGTTGATTATCATTCTTAATTCCGTTAATATGATGTATTATTTCCCATTTTTCTAATAATCTATTAAGATATTTTTCTGCTATAAGACGATGTTCACGAATATAACCATTAGAATTATGGTTAGGATGATTTGTATTATAAACATAGACATATCCATCATTCTTAATGTATTTTCCGCCCTTCCAGCTGGGACTTTTTTCTCTTTTACCAACATTTTTAGGTATTATTCCTTTATGAGCTTCACTCATCTTTATTTTAGTTTCTTCTGAAAGTGGTTGATGTTTATAAACTCCTATAGGCATATTATTTAATAGATTGATGAACTTCGCTTTTAATAAGCAACTTTTCTATTTCTTCCTTTCCTTTAAAAAACATTATTACTTTTATTTGTATCCAGCTTGAGCGGGCATCTAAAGGCAATTCAAAGTTTCTTAATCCCTGTGTGGCTATGTCAGTTCCTACCTTTTTCCAGTTGCTTGCCCTTATTTTTATTGTCCCGCTTGCCCCAGTAACGGTTTCATCTATAACAACTGCTGTGCTATCTATATTTGATACATTTGCCGATAATCCTGAACCTTCTCCGCTTAATATCTCAATTTCATCTCCAACTGCTACTAAAGACAAATCATCTGCTGCCACTGTAAATGTATTGGTTGCTGTCCAAGTGGCAGTTGTTGCAGGTTGTGCAGTTTGTGCCATTCCTAATGTTCCAAAGTCCTTGAAATCAGTTCTATACTTGACATAAATCTTATCTGTGCTGTTTAAAAATGCTTTTATTAGTATATATATCTTTTGCCAGTTTTCCTCTACCTCTGATGCTTGTATTTTAGGAGTGATAAAATATCCTACTTTTGAGGTAACATCTGATTCATTATCTAAAATCTTTAAAATAGCATGTCTTATTGTATTAGGAGTAGTCCCGTCAGCAAGGTATAAAGAAGTTCCTATAAGCAAAGTTCCGCTATTTTTATCTATTGGCAGTAAAAAACCTGACCTTACTATTGTTGGAGAGCCGTAATCTATCACACCTGTAGCGGCTTTTGTTATTGAATACTTAAGATGTAATCCTATTTCTGGGTCATATACCCATACACCTGATAATTGGTTTTCTAAAACTGTGGAGTTAAAACCACCAACAGTTGTTTGAATTAAAATATGTATCTTATTATCCTGCACTGCCATACCATTCCTGCCGACATTTATCTTATTTGAGAAAGGAGTTGGCTGTAAATTAAAATCATAATTAAATATCGGCAATACTGCTATTTGAGTAAACCCTCCACCAGTAAATGCCAGTAGTTCTCCTCTTTCATTCATTGTGTAGCAAATCTCATCTTTTATTACACCAGAATAACATTCTGAACCATTTATCTTGTAATCATAATTAAAGTTTTCTGAATATCCATCCCAGATAAATACTTTTGCCCTACCTCCGTTTTTATTCCTACAGCCGAAATAGACCAATGAACTTGAACTTCTTATCCAAACAACTTGAAACTCCACAGGAAAGGTTAATCTGGCTGCATCCACAGTAGTAAAATCACTTTCTACTGTCGCCACTATATTCTCATTTCCTATTAAAAGCAGATTATTAAATGATTTGCCTAATGGTACTCCAACATCAGTATTAAGAGCCACTTGGCTTAATGTTGTTTTCCACCAAACTTTATCCCAAGTTCCAGCAGTTAATTTGGCTAAATCACCAGCAGCTACACCTGAAACTATTAAAGAGCCGTTGAACTCAACTGCATCAGCGTAAAGATGACTTGATATGCCTGGAGTGTTAGCAGTTTCATCTTGTTCCCAAGCTGAGATATCTGGTGCTGTATTAGTTGATTTAACCATTGCATCATCGCCAACAACCCAGTATCTTTCTTTAACATTATCAAAGTTCCCACGAACAGCTTGAACTGGATAAACAACAGCAGTGCTATCTATATTTGAATAAAGCATCGTTGTCTGGGGTGATACTCTTATTCTGCCTGGATTAGAAGTTAAATCTAAATTCCAAGAAGCCCAGATATTACCTGATGTTTCTCCTTGATTGGTTTGGGCAAACTTGCCTTCTTTTCCTGGTATTTGAACTAACATTCTAATTTACACTTTTAAGATTAGCAGAATCTATACTATTAACACTTTTAATAGACCCTACTGCTACACCGTTAATTGATTTTAAACCTGATAAAACATCAAGATAATAAACTTTTACTTTAATTTGGTCTACCAGACAAGTTCCACCACCAGCAAAGTTAGCCTGAAATCTTACCCTAAAATTAGCATTTGTAAAATCATCTGAATCCCAAGTTTTTCCCCATAAATCAGTTGAACCGCCATAGGTTTTGGTATAATCTACTAAATCTGGTGGCCAATAATTATTTTTAATAGCAGAATAAACTGGATTTCCTACGGCTGTCTGTATACCGCATTCAGAAGTATCTACTTTGGCTTCTATAGATACTTCTATTCCAAGTATTTTTACTCCCGAAGGAACACTAAAATCAAAATTGTAATAATCTTGATATTCAAGTTGACCGCCAACAGCATAATTGTCATCTGTGATATAAGCCCTATCTCCATTATCAAAGTCATTATAAGTTTCTCCTGTGGCTGAAGCCTGACACCATCCCGTATCTGTCCTATTTAAATCGCTTCCGATAAGTATATAATCTATATGGTATTCCCCGTCCCCAGCAACACTTCCAGCACCATTTAGAACTACAAGTCCATCTGTTGCTGCAGCTTGGTCACTACAATCTGCGTCAGTTACATCTGCTGCTTCTGAAGGGTCTTTATCTACCCAAATATCACAATCTGTCTGGCTATTATGAATATAGAATACAAGGGTATGCCACTCATTATCCCAAGTTTTATCAATAACTCTTGGTCTGGTAGTTCCGTCATCTATGTAAAGCCCATCTCCACCAGAATATCCATTTCCCAAATAACAAAGAAAGCGCTGACTTCCCGCATCTATTAATAAACGGAATCCATAATTACCAGCGTATCCATCCCATACATCTCCTTTAAATCTAATCTCAATATAATAATCTCCAGTTCCTATTGTTCCTATGTCTTTAGACCTTGAAGCTATAGCATCGTCAGTTGCTCCTATAAGATTTAGATAAAGTTGAGTATAAGGAAAATCAAGAGATGAAACCCCGCCATTACTGTCTTCATCTACCCAGCCATCTAATGTATCCCATTTTATTTCCGCTATGTCTGAGTTTATATACATATTACTCGTGGACAACCATAGTCATTTCAGGGTGCAGATACATTCTGTCTGCGTGGGTTGCTACTCCTATTATTTTAATTACATCGTCTGTGCCTGACGGTGCTGTTTGTGTTAATCCGCCAGCTGGGTCATCATCTGCGTAAATCAATCCACCTATTGTCCAATCCCAATCATCATCTCTGACAAATCCATTTAATAGAACTTTACAAGCATTTCCATCTGTTTTTGTTTCTAAAGCTATTCCTATCAATCCCTGACAAGTAGCAGCAGTGTCAGCATCAACTTTCCACCATTCTCCGTCTGACTTCAAGTAAACAAGATTCGGAAACGCTATTGACTCCCCAGCGTTTATGTCATCGCTTATCATTCCTATTCCCGTGTTGTCAGTGCTGGGAACAGCATCTAAATCAAGGTTCTTTTCATTCAGGTCTAAATCTCCGCCAAGTTGTGGAGTGGTATCCTCTATTATATTTTGTAAAAATCCTGTGGATGCTAAGTTTCTCCAACCGCCATTAATATAACCATATAGAGAATAAACTCCTCCAGTAAATAGCCACACAACCTCTCCTTCAATTCCAGTATAAGTAGGCGTAGAAGTAAATACAGGAAACCCGCCTTTAAATCTTCTTGCGTGTAATTCAGCAAATCGGGCTTGTTCTATTGCTCCCTTTGATTGATTGTCTAATGGGAAAGAAAGTGGCATATTTAACTTTTTGTTTGATTAGTTGGACTTATATTGTTCTTTGACGCATTTGTATAATAATCATCCCAATAATCAGTATCAGTTGGCAGATTTCCTGTGGATTCTGCAGTACAGATATATAGCTCATTAATATAAGATACTACATCTCCAACAACATAAGTAGTTGCACCAGCATAAGTAGAATATGATTTTTCCTGATTGGTAAATGCCATATTAACGATTATCCTCTACATTTGGAATTAACCGACTTATTACATCTCTTTCTTTTATTTTATACCTGTCTTTAATTTTTTGAATTGCTACTTGTAAATCCCTGAAAAGTGCCTCTCTTACTGCCAGATTGTGATTCCTCGCATATTCATAAGCGGGTTTTAGATATAAAAAGTCGTGGCATAATCCATCTATGCCAGCAACTTTAGTAGTATCATCACTTGCAAAATATGATGCTTCCCTATTTATATATATTTTTAATCCATTAGTTGAATTGTAGCTCGGTATTAAATCAAGGAATATGCCATTACCAGTTAAAGCATATTTGGTTGGGACTCCTTCAAGATTCTGCCCGTCATTCATACTATCAGGAGCATTTCTCTGCATATCCACTCTTTCTAAAGTCTGAAAAACTCCACTTGCGGAGTTCTTTACCATAACCTTTAAAATATCAAGGATTACATTGCTCTGTTCATCAGTAGTAAAATGATAATCTCTCTGTCCGTCAACAAGGTTAGTAGTAATAATCGGGTCTGCTGTATGGTTATTATCATCAAACTGCCAATTACCTCCTATTGAGAAGATAATAGCTAATGCATCGTCAAGTGCCAAATTCACATCTATTGCTTTATTAGCCAATGAATAAGATGTATCATTTGCTCCTGTGGAACTATTTATCTTAGCGAATATATTTGTAGCGCTTAAACTCATATATTTTATTCTCCATAAACTTTTTTATTCTCCGCTTTTCGCTCTTCTTTAGTCATACCCTGAAAAGGATATCCATCTTCAGCTATCCAATAAATATCCTCTTTTGAAAACTTTATCTCATCTATATTTATATCTCTTAAGATAGCGATCATCTGTTTTTTAATCTTGGGACAGAAGAAGAATCCTAATTTTACTAATCTTCTCATTTGTCCCCATTTACTATTTTTTCTTGTGTTTAAATCATCTCCACATTCTCTCTTATTAAGAATATCTAATAATCTTATAATCTCTTCAACAGGTTTATTATCCTTATTCAATTCCATAACTATATCCTGAAACCTGTATCTGTAAGCTGAATCGTATTCAAGAATTAAAGCTAATGCATCTATTAAGTTTTGGTCTAATCTTCCCTTTAAAACTCTTCTAAACTCTTTTACTGGCTGGGAATAATTCTCATCTTTTCGTGTTGATTCATATATGAAAAAGATGTGTTCAAACCATTTTGACAATATATGAAAGTTAAACTTTATAGCCAATAATGTAATAATCTTTTTCACTAATCCCATTTCACTCAAGCTCTGAAGTATCAAGGTAATAAATCTCTTATAATAAGCTGTGAACCATACACTCTTTATTTCTGGATACATTCTGAAAGGTTCTTTCTTACCCTCAGCATAAGTTCTTATTGTTCCGTCTTTTGCTAATTCTACATTTTTAATTTTTAATGAGTTTTCTAAACCCATTGGAGAACGCAGATAATTCTCAGCACTGCCTCTTGGCTGTTTTTTAATCCTTTTTAATATTTCATTCGTTTTTTCAGCTAACAATCTCTGTTTAATCACAGCGTAGAAATCTATGAATATCATTTTATCTTTTCAATTTTTACTATATGGACTTCCCCTTGAGCAAAATCTCTCTTGTATTTCTCAACAAGTTTCTTGTATTCCTCTAAAAACTCTAATGATATATCTGCTTCTATTTTATCTTCTTCTTTATCAGATATTTTTTTTGTGTTGTCTATCATAATTTTCTCATCTTGCCCACACAAGGTTGGGCAAAATCAAAAAACTATAAATCAGCTTTTAGGAAATTGTCAATTGCGTCCAAGTAGTAGTTTGCATAACCCATATCGTTCCTGTGTTATAGCAAGATATGTAAATTGAGCCAGGTGCCAAAGTTCCAACATCCGTTTTAATAGCCGTATCTCCAACTGCTACTCCACCAGTAATAACTGCTGTTCCATTACGAAAGCTAATTCTATCTATATTTGGGTCTAGTTGATTTGGTTGTGCCATATATTTCTGTCCCCATTTTACGGGGGAAATAGAGAGCGTGAATCGGTGAGAGGCACGCTCTCAACTCCCCCAATAATTAGGGGAGTTACCTAGCTTGTTAAAGTAATATCTACTATCAAAGCAAGTTTCGTATGCCACAACTTAAATCCTGTATAGCCATAACATACAACTTCTTTTCCTGTCTTTCCAGTCACCATCTTCTCTTCAAACTTTATCCCTCTTGGAGCAGCATAGGTTGACACACCTTTTACTCCGAATACTCTGTGATCGGAATTAGACCAAGTTGTTGATCCTGATGTATCACCAGTAGAAGCACCGAATGTGCTATCTCTCGTAACATAGATGTCTACTCCCATATAGGAGTTAAGAAATCCATTGTTAAGAGCTGCATCCGCAAATGAGAAACCGTTGGTCGCCTGTGCTTGAATAACACCAGTAATATCAGAGTTTTCAAGAACCAAGAATAAACCTTTATAAACATCAGTATATCCTGCTACCTTTGAAATAAGGTTGGACATAATAACATTCAGGTTCGCTGCAGTTGTAAATCCGCCTGATGGAGTTGAATATGTGCCTGTTCCTAATTCAAGAAGGTTATTCAACACATACTTATCAATCGCTGTCGCAACTGAAGCAGCCATTTCATTTGTCCTTGAAGCAAACAAGTCAAAGTTTGCCAATGTCTCTTCAAAGTCATAGATATGTTCTGCTACTATAAACTCATCAGTAACTGTCAAGGTATCATTAGTCGTTGTATAAGTTGAAATAGCGTAAGTTCCTACTAATGGTTGAACCAATGTAGTTGGAGCTGACCCATAAGGATTGTAGATGTATTTGTTGTCTGTTCTATCAACTTGACAGATTTTCTCGGCAATCAACATTCTCCTCAATGCCTGTGCAATAACATTAGAACGGTATTTGTTTCTCCAAGTAGTTGTTCCTATTGTGTTAGCCATAAATCTTTATCTTATCATTTAATTAACAACACCGATTCTAAACTCGACCTGTTGTTTAGCCTTTTTTACCTGCTTTAAGATTTGCGAGTCTTTCTATACCCGCATCATCCGTAGGCAGGTTTCCTTTTGAAGCATTAGCTTCTAAAGTATCGTCAGAAACTTTTAACTTTCCTGACCTTGAAGAACCAGTATTTGCCGCTTCTGCGGTTTTTCTATGCTCGTTTTTCACTTTTAATATAGCTTTGACTTCGTCTTTTTTAAGAGCTTCAGTCACGCTTATCTTATGTGAACGGGCATAGATTACTACTTCATCAACATCTTCGTCAGGCACATTAGCTTTTACAAGAGAATAAAGCTCGGTCTTGGATATATCACCTGTTCCTTCTACTTCTTTAGGAGGAACTGGTGCTTCCTTTTTAACCCATTTTCCTGTTTTATCTCTTATAAAACCCTTTGCCTTCTTAAGCTGTTCATAAAGTTCCTGATTCTTCTGTTTAAGAACTTCTGCTTCTTCTTCAGCATCATCTTTGGGTTCAACCTCCACAGGGTCTGCTGGCAACCCTACTTCTGGTTCTTCAACGGTTTCAGGCTCGTTGACTTCCTCATTATTTGGAGAGGTTTTGTCCTCAATTTTTTGTTCCATATATTTGGAGAGGTTTGGATACCTCAATGCCGTTTGGAGTGTCGGCACACAATTTTAATTTATTATTTTGACGAATCTTTTTTTAATCTTTCTTGGGTTTCTTCTAATGTTTCACTTTTCATTCCCGCTAATATCTTTAACATAGCAAGTTGCATTTCTATATGATTTACTATCGTATTTCTAACTATCATATTAACATATATATCTCTATCAGATGTTTCTTTATTAAAAATTACTAATTCAGAAAACTTTATCTTTTCTTTTCCATTGTCCTCTAATACACGAAGTTGCTGTTCTAAATACTCAATTAGTTTCTTTCTTGCTTCAAGATGTGGTAATGCTATAAACGGCTCTTTATCTGTAATTTGAATAGTCATCCATAAATCTACAACTTGGTTTAATGGTGCATCTGGGTCTAAAGTAGGAAGAAATGTTTTCCTTAATATATCTAATACCTCTTTTTTCTTTCCCAATTCCAGTATTGAGAGGTCTAATGTATTCAAGGGCATCTGCAACATCACTTTCCTTATTCGCTTTAATAAATCATCATTCTCTGCAAAAGTATTCTTGATTATCTGTAATTCATTATTAGTATAACGCATTTGTCTCTGTTGTTTATTTTTTTGTTCTTGTGCCATACTTCTTTTTCCACTTTTTATACAATTTTGGCTTATTTATTCTCATCCAAGTTCTTTGTTTTTTTGACTTGAAAGGCATAATTATTGTATTGGTTCTATTTTTTGCTCTGCTCCGACCGTTGACTGCCTCACCGCAGGAGGAACAGGTTGCTGTGATGTTATTGATAACTCTACTGGACTAATAGTTCCTGTTAAATATGTATCTGTTTTTTTATGACATTTTAAGCAAAGTGTTCTTCCATTATTTATATTCCATAACTCTTCACAATTCATTGCTTCTTCAAATGTTTTTATATTATTTTTTTTCATTATTACTGCAAATTGTTCTATATGATGTGCGTGTAATTTTCCGCCTCTTTGACTACATTTTTGACAAGTAAAATTATCTCTTGTAAAAATATCTGATACCCATTGACGATACTTAAACGAACCTCTAATCCTTGCATATAACTTTGTTATTCCTCCTTTCCATAAATGAGATTTTTCTCCTCTATGAACTATACTCATTTTTTCTTTTGTTTCTTTTGACATCTTTTTACCAAGCATTCCATAATGAAATCCATTTAATCCTATTTTCCTTTTATGTTCTTTGGATAATTTTCTACCTTTTAACAAATTACTTAATTTCAATTTAGTTTTTTTATTCATTGGTATTCCTTTATTCCAAGGTATTTGTCCTTCCTTAAATTGTGTATTCATAATTCTACTTTATTTCTACTGGTTGTGTTGTTTCTTGCGTTGGCGATATTGGTGTCCTTTGATTTGAAGCAATAGATAGTTCAACAGGAGAGATACGACCCGTTTCTTCTAAAATATGATTAAACAGCATTTTAGCATTTGGGTCTTGTAATATCATAGGATTACCCGCTATTGTTTGCAATACACTTGACAAAGTTGTCAAGACAGGTTCTTTGTCTATTGTTTCATCTGTAATCTCTACATCTGCTATCCATTCAAAGTCCTTGAATATATCTTTCCAAGTTTTAGTTGAAATCTCTGATGGCTTAAAGAATCTTTCGTTTCCCAAAACTCCTAATTCCCGTTCAACTCCCATTGCTTCTTGTTCAAGGTTTGGAAGCTGCGTTCTATTTATAACGGCTTCAACTGACTTTTTATTAAACCTGCGGACTGCCTCATTGGGGATATATATTGAATCAATCTTGGTAATATCATAATCCTCTAAAGTAGCTGATACTTCTTCTGATGTATCCATTTTCTTTTTAAGGAAAGGGATTATATATTTTCTCATCATTTCCTCAATCGCCAATCCTTTATTCTCGGTCATTATCTCAAAGTTAGAATGAGATTCTTGCTGGATTATGGCTGCCTGTCTGAATGCTGTTCCTGACGGCATATTCTGTCCTTTCATAATATCTGGCGTTGAAGTTAATTCTTGAGCTAATAACTGCCATTGCCGTCCGAAGTTCTGTAATGATGTTATATCGTGGGAAGTGTTTGCCATCTGGGTTAAAGGTTGATTCTCTTTATGTATCATTATTGCTCCGTTTTCTATATTAGTCAGAGCATTTTGTCCTACAAAGTTTCCGTCTGATGTCTGAAAGATTACTTTTGACACTAAATCCAGTTGGTCTTTTATTGCCTTTACAGAATGATTTACCATCCATTGAGCTTCAAACAAACTCTTAACTGAACCTGTAAGAGAGATAGAGCCGTCTGTATTCCTTATTAAAGAGGTCAACAAGTAAGGGTCTTGCTTTTCTCTACCGCTAACCAGAGTGAAGTCATCAAAATCTCCTTTATCCTTTCCTGCTACGAATGATATAACGTGCATTTGCTGGACAAACTCATCTTGGTCATCTTCTTCTCCTGTAAGATATGATAATGGTAGCTCTCCGTGAACCTCATATAACTTGATGTATTCTGCTTTGTTATCCTTTTTGGTTTTATCAATAATTTCTCTAGCAGCAATAGTTTCACACAGCTTATCCACCATATCTTGGTCGTATGCTTTGTTCTTTCTTATTTGGTTTTCTGTTAATTCTAATATCTCTATTTTGGGATTATTGTAAAAGTCAATAGAATCAACTATTATTCTTTGCCAGGGGATAACTATGGTATGTAATCTGCCCCCTTTCTCTACAAACTTACTTACAGCTGAATTGTATGAAGCCAGAGTTAATCCCCAGTCATTAAGAAACTGCCCGAAGTTTTCTCTTTTCATATAATCCTGTAAATGAACTGTCGCTAAAAAAGAAGCCAAGAAGTCCTTTGATTTCCCAGCTTTAATCCGTATATTCTTTCTATCAATGTCAGTTGCCCTGAACCAGATATTTCTGGCTGCCAAGACAATGTTAAAAAACGGCTTATCCCTATCAAGAGAATCCTTATCTCCTGAAATATGCTTTGAGTTTAAATAAGCATCTATCTTATTAAGGTCTTCATAGAAGTTCTCTGATACATATTTGGAAACAGTAGTTTCCCCTATAGTATAATCCGCCTCAGCCTTTCGGACGAGTTCCCCGATCGGATTGTTGCCAATCGTTTGATTATATTTACTCATAATACCTAATTGCTTTCCTTAATATGAAATGTTACATCTAATGTCCCACCAATAGCACAATATATTCCAGGCGTGGAATGTATATTGCCTAAATAATGAAAACCAGCCGCAGGAGTTATATCCGTAGTGCCTATAACAGTTCCCAGATTTTCTGTTGTTGAAGGACTACTATAAAGTATCATTGTTCCTGCTGAAGTATTGTTGACATACATACTTTCTAATACTCCCTCGCCTGGAATAACTATTCCTGATGCGGTAAGATTAACGAATGTGTTTGCCATATGATTTATCACCGATTAATTAATAAAAAAAGACAAGCAACAATACAGCCGAACTTTTCAGCTTCATTGTCGCTCGTCTTTTGTAAAGATAGAGCGTTATTTTAAAATACTATTTTCTAAAACTCTTGTCAAGTCCTCTACCCTGTGGATAAACTATTTATTAAACTTCTTCTTAAGAAATCTTCTATTTAATCTTGTTCTATTTCTTTTCCCCCAAAATATGGTAATGATTTATCTGGGCGGTTTATTTGCGTTAGATTTATTATCCATACTCCATATCTCAAACTTTGCTTTTATATTCCCGTCTTTATCTGAATGTAATGTAGTACTTCCTAATCTTATCTGTCGGGCATAATCTAATATCTTGTAATTCTTCATTACCCATTTCCATAACTCTAATTCTTTATCTGTTAAAAATACTGGTGTTTTCATTTCAGTAAATCATTATCTTTGAGAACTTGATAAATTGTATTTCCTATAATTGAAACAAGTTTTTCGTCTTTACTTTGTTCTTTAAATCCATATTGCTCTAAAATTAAATGGATGAGTTCGTGAAAAAGTGTTTCTTCCTTGCTTTCCTGCGAAAGTTTAGGACTTAATTTAATCCATTGTAGAAAACAATAACCTCTACCAAAATAATTATCCTCATCATCTTCAGATAATTCGCCAATCCTATAAGTTAAGTTCCCTATTTTAAGTTGTTTTGGTATTTTCATTTTGTTGAGTTCTCCTCTCTAACATTTAAATTATGTTTAAACTGGTCTAATGGCTTCTCATAGTTTATATTATATGCCATTCCATATCTTATTGCGTCCATTGAATGAGAGAATTGATGTTCTGGAACATTAAGGGTTCTGCCGTCTTTATCCATTTCCCATAAATAGTTCCTATACTCCTTAATTATATTTACACTCCGCTTGGTAATACTTATCTTCTGGTCTTGAACATATTGTATTCCCTGACAAACGCTGTCTTTTCCTTTAATAGTTGGAAGTATAGGTATGCCATAACTTTTAATTTCGTCAATGCTCTTTGGTTCTGCTGAATCAGCTATTACCAATGCTTGTGTTTGGGTTTGTAAAGCATCAACAATCTGTTTATTACTCAAACCCTTTTGAAATACTATCTCATCTAAAATAAAGCCCTGATTGTATTTATAAATTCCTACTATAGCCGTAGGATCATTTGAATAGCCAAAGTCCAATCCATATCTCTCTAACTTTGCTTCGTGGGGTATCTCATCAATAATCTTCCAATCCTTGTAAATCCTGCCCTCTATTACTCCTAACTGTCCTAATCCATAAACCTGCCACCAATCCCTTCTATTCCTACGCTGTTCTATTGAATCAACTATCTCTTTGCTTAACGCCTCATTATCCTTGTATGTCAATATGATAGTTTCTACATCATCTCTCTTTGGCATTACTTCTGTGAATACCCAAAACTCATTGGTCGGATTATAGTCAATAAAGATAATATCTTTGGTTCTTACCTCTAACTCTTCAAAAGCATAGAAAGGAACATTATTAGCTTCATTGATAAATAGCCTATCCCGCCTTGCTCCTCTTACCTTTTCGGGCTGGTCAACAGAAAAGAACTCTATTACTGAACCTGTTTCAAAAGTATATGTATGGTTTGTCTTATCCCACAGCTTGTCTTTGAAATAGTGATGCTCTTTCATTATATTCAAAAAGTCCCGTTCTGCTCCTCTTCTCAAATGAGGGAATGATTCAGATACTATACTTGTAAGGGTCTTTACTACATCACTTTGAGCCAGAGCTATCAAGTAGATTATTATGCTAACTGTTTTGCTGGCTGATGTCCCCCCCTGAACGATTCTCACCCTCTTTGTCAGTTTCTGTATCTTTGTTGTTGCTTGGGTTCTTTGATACATCTAAAATAGGGACAGGAATAATCTTTTCTCCTGCCGAAGTTATATCTTGTTGAGGGCGGCCTTCTAACATTTGCCAAGCTAACTCTTTATTCTTCTTAACAAAATGCTCTACAAATGCTTTCATATCATCTGGGTGGTCTTCTAACCATTCTCTTACTAACTCCTTAATGGTCTTTCCTTTAGGCCTGCCTTTAGCATTCCCTTTCCATTCTGCCCCCGATTTAAATTGTGTGTCTTGTTGTGGCATACCAGTTTTTATCCAGTTTATCTGGAATTAATTATTTTAAAATAAATCCAAACAATAATCTCTGCTATAAAAGATGGGATATAATAATCAAAATGTAGTTTGGCATATAATAAACCCCGTTCTTTTAATACCACATATTTATCTGTATCTTCCATATTATTTTATTATACCTTTAATTTATTATTTATCAATACTTCTTAAGATAATTAGGTATCTCCCGCCCAGTTAATTCGCTTAATGCCTTTGTATGCTCTTCTAATTGTTTTCTAAGTTCAACATTGAAAGGAGATAGATGTTCTTTTTTTGCATTGTATTCGCTATGTCTTTTCCATATTCCCTTTCTTTCATCCCATCTGCCGATAAATAGTTTTATAATAAGTATTGAATAAAATCCTATTATATTATATGCCATAACAATTATAAAGGTTATATAATAAGGAAAGCTTGGAAATAATATCTTAATAAATGCTACAGTGCCTAATTTTGCTGTCCAATTACGAAATGGAGATAAATAATACTGGAGTCTACCAATCCAATATCCTCCTCTATGTTCTCTTGTTGCAAAATCAAAATAGGAATTAGCTAATTTATTTTTGTCTATTTTCATCCCTTTCTTGCCAGAAGCAAAAGAAAAACATTGTTCCGACTATTAAAAATATAATGAATTGTTCTATTGAATGTATTTCATTCATAAGTGTAATGATTTGCCAAAAATCTCGTCTTACTTATTAGAAGCTAAAATTATGTATTTTGCACCCCGAGTAATCGGGGTTTTTTCTTCATATAGATTTATTTATTCTTTTTGGGTTTTATATATTTGGTCAAATCTTCTAATATATTCTATGAGTTTCTTTTCCCCCGCTTTACTACAAATAAACTCACAAGTTCTCCATAATGCTGGTTCTTTTACCCATTTTGGTATCTTCTTCATATGTTTTACTGCTCTATATTATTTAATTGTTCTATTGTTTCCAAATAATACTTAATACTCTGATAACTCGCTGGTTTTTCTCTTGATATATCCCGCAAATCTTCATACCATTTAAAACCTCGCTTTTTTATTATTCTTGCGTGAATTGAAGGGTCTCCCTTGTGGTGATGAGCAAAGTGGCATTCTTTTCCAATAGCGATACCGTTATTTATATTATATCTTAAATGCCCGAAGTTTGACCGAGTATAAAAGTGATGAGCGGTATTTATCGGTTCATTCTCACATACCTCGCATAGAGTTTTGTTTCCTATTATTACTTGTTTCCAAAGTTTATCTGCTTTATCCCTTAATTGTTGTTTCTTGCTTTTCATCTCTATTTTAATAATTACTGGAAGGTTAGATTTCCAAATTTGTCATCATCTTTTTTATTCTACCGCTGATTTCATCTAACTTTTCTATTGCCTCGCTCATTGTTTTACTTATTCTTAAAGGCATACCTGCTTTTTCCTTACTTTGTTCTTTTTCCTCTTTAGGAAAGTCCTTCATTATTGGCGTCAATCTATCCTCTAACTCTAAAATCTCTCTTTCTAATCTTGCTACAACACTAACTAATCTTTTCGCTTTTTCCTTTAAAAGAGATTGTGTTAAAGGAGCTCGCTCTTCCTCTGACATATCTTCTACCATATTTTTTCTCAACCCTTATTTTTTCGGGGCTAAGGTATTATTTTAATAATTGCTTGGGGGGGGGGACAAATTGTCCCTACCCTTTATTTTAATAATTGCTAAAAAGGTATTTCTTCGTCTTTCCAACCCTTTGGCACTATTCTTTTAACTTCACATTCACAGCCACATTTTTTACAAACTTCATATACGGGGACTATTTCTTCTCCAATATACCCACCACCCTCAAAATCAACTTCATCATTACAGCATTTACTTAATACGATTGGCTCTTTTAATTTTGTTTTACTCATATCTCTATTTTAATAATTGGTTAATATTTTCTTTAATAAGTTGGTGATTATGAATAATCTTATGTTTCTGTAAAGATGATTAAGTATTTTCATTTCTTTTAAAACCAACAATTTCTACAAATAAAACCTTCTTTATGCGTATATATTCTTTTCTCTAATGGAACTTCTTTCTTACAGATTAAGCACTTTTGTTTTTCTTTACTCGTATCTTGTTTTAATAATTGGTTAATTTTCTCTCTTAATTCATTCACACTTGTTGCCACTTTACTACAACGAAAAGAATGAGTTTCTATTATCTCCTCTACCTGCTTTAATAGGTCTTGTTTTTGGGCTTTTCTATCTCTTTTAAATAGCCCGAAAATCTGGTTGGCTTTTTGTTTATCTGTTAAGTTTTCTTTTCTATGATCTATTAAAACACTTCCTCCTTTATTAGGAAATTCACTAATATAATTTCTTTTATTTAATATCTCTATTATTTTCTCTATTATTTTTTCTTTATTCATACTATTTTAATAATTGGTTAATATCTTCTAATGCTTCCCAGAGTTCTCTAAAATATGCTTGTCTGATAAAATATCCCTGTGATTCTTTAAGTTTTTTTTCAAATCCCTCTATCTTCTCCGCCAGTTCTTGTTTTTGGGCTTTTAATAGGTTATCTATGAAAGGAACTACATCATCCATAGTATAACCAGTAAAAAATATCCCTCTTTCTGGGTCGCTTTTATTTGGAAATCTTTTTTCAAACTCTTTTATTATCTCTTTATTCATATCTCTACTATAATTCCCAGTGCCTTTAAGAAATCATCTATTTGTTCTTTCTTTATTTTAGTAGTCCCGCCCTTTCCATAAAACTTGGTATGATAAAAATCAGCATCTCTCAAATTAGCATCTCCCAAATTAGCATCTTCCCAAATCAATTCTCCTTCTTCTACATGTTCGTCCCAACTATCATCAAACCACACACTTCCAGTAGAACGACAACAAAACTTTTTATTATAAATCAATTTATCTTCAACCCAAATCTTTAATGTTCCAGAACAAGAATTAGGGTATCTTCCGTTGTAACTTACTTTTATTTCTTCTTTCATTTTATCTTATCGCTAATAATAATTAATATCTTCTTTAAATTAGCCATTTTATCAGCAAAGCCAGCCTCAAAATCTTCAAACTTCTTGCTAAGTGCTTGTATTTCACTCATTAAAATCTGGTCTCTTGTATTTTCTTTTTTACTTACTCCCCCAAAACCCTGACTTTTAATCCATTTAGTTCTACAACTCTCGCACTTAACACTCTCCCAGCGTTTTCCTTTTTTATCAGTAAAGCTATTATCTTCTACTTCTGCGGACTCACAAGCAGGACAAGTTCCTTGCGGCAGTTCTTTGACCCAGTTTGTTTTGTATTCAGGATAATAACTCATATTATTGATAGTTAAGTTTATCTTCAGCTTGTTTTTCTCTGCCCTCATCTACTTCTGATTGTATCTTTTTGTTTATTTCTTCTGTATTTTCTTCATAGCCGATTTTAGTTTCTTTTCTCCACTTATCTCCCAGTTTTACTGCCTTTTCTATATTTAGGGGTTTTACTTCTGTTAGTTGGGCTTTCTTTTGCTCTGCTATTTCATATAAAGTATCAATCCATTTCTTAACATTATCTATATTCTTTTTAGTAGGTTCAAGCCCAGCCGCCATATAAACAGCCACATCGTGCCCAATTCCGCCAATTTGGGGCCCTAAACTATTTTGAAACCTTATTTTTGACCATTCTTGGTCTGTTTTTTGTTTAATCATAGTTTTAGTTTCTTCGGGGAAAAAGAATTGGGATTTTTGACATCTCGCTTTCGCCAGATGAACTTACTTGGAATCCCCTTAATGGAATGAGTCACCCCTACCATTAAAAAGTTCTTTGTAAGCCCCGATTCTTATCCCCCGAAGATGACTCATTAACTTGTTAATTCCTCTTCTTCCTCTTTTTCTCTTTCCTCTTTATCCCTCTCAATACAGCTTTGATATAGCCAATCTTGGAAGTTCTCGGCTATCATCTCTAAGCTCCATTTTGAGGTGTGTAATTCGTAAAACATATTACTGATACCTTAATTTATCTTCGGCTTCTTCAGCTTTTCCACTAACTTCTTCAGCGTGTCCGTCTAATTCTTCTAAATCAGGAGTATACTTATCTTTCATATAGTTCTCTCTTTCTTCCCTCCATAAGACAGGTACATCACTTGGCTTATAGTTCTTGCCCCAAATCTTTATAACTCGTTGTATTTGTTCTTTAGTCATATCTTTATTTTGTTAATTATTTGTGTTCGACCTTTAAGATTTTCTGATTATCTTTATTAAATTATCTATTTGTTTTTTAGTTGGTTTCTTTTTAATAGGGTAGCCCGATTTTTGGGCTATTATCCGATAAATACTCTTAAGTGATATATTAAAAAAACCAGCAAGTTCATCCATACTTATCTGGTTCTTATATCTTTCCCACGCTGAACAGATTACTTCATCTCTAATACTTATTAACTCTTTGTCTCTTTTTCTCATCATACTCCCATTATAGCAAAGCCAGCGACATTGTCAACCCCCCCTAACAGTGGAAAACCTTTTATTTCTTATTTTTGCCATTTTTCTTTTTATATGTTTCAAACTCATATGACACTTATGACACAAAGTAATCATTCTATCAAGCTTTTTATAATTCTCATAAGTATGATTATTTTCATCTTCTTCATCTAAATGATGGGTATCAAATCTTCTTTGTCCTTCTTGCCATACTTTTCCGCATATCTGACAAGTATAATTATCTCTCCTTCTTACTAATTCTGCCAAGAAATCTGTCCCAGTGAATTTACCCAATCCTTTACTATTATAAATTCCACTTGCTTTCCATCCAGGTAAAATTCGTGTTGTTATTTTTTTATCACAAGGAGATTTATATCCAGTAATAATAGAATGAACTCTTTGACGACTTATACCAAAAATATCGCCTATTGCTTGATAAGTATATCTTTTGTCTTTTAGCTGTATCATCATTTCTTTTCTGGTCATACTTCTATTCTATCATAAAGCATTGACGCTTGTCAATAGTTAATAACTCGAACAAAAACCCCAGCGGATTTCATAGGACTTATGAAACTGGCTGGGGCGAGGATAGCGGAAGTATATAGAATGCTATATGTCCCGCTTAAACTGGTAATCCAACTTGTTGTGGAGCGTTTACTGGGTCATCTGTTGGTAATCCCACAGGAGCTTTAGGAACTTCGGGAGTTTCCACAGGAGATTCTACAGGAGTTTCTGGTTTTACTTTTTTTACTTTCTTCTTTACTACTTTCTTTATTACTTTTTTCTTTGGCATAATTTTAATTTATTTGATTAAGACCTTTAGCACACGTCCAATGATATTGATAACCTTTTTCAAATGCCCAATTTATCATATCTAACTGGTCTTCCTTGCTTTCTATATCAAGATTAGTTCCTCTTTCCTTATTAAACATATCCCAAGTTTTCTGTTTGAATTGACATAATCCCCATTCGCCTGCTTTTCCTCTAAGTATTTCACCATTGCTATCATAATGATTCCCGCCGCTTTCACAAATTATAACTTGTTCAATAATAGTTCCAAGAGTATATGTCCGCACATAATAAGGCATATTTACCTGGGCGGTAAAGCAATCCATTAGTTGTGTTTCGGGGGTACTTTCATCAAATAAAAACCCAGATATTATCCACCAAATAATAAGGATAGCAATTAGTAGAACTATATATAGAATGAGGCGTTTATTGTTGTATTTCGGCATAGTTGATACAAAGTACCAGTTAGACCCTACTTCCCTTGTTTTACCTTATAAAAAACAGATTTAAGGTTTTCTGTCCCATATAACTTCCCCGATTATTCTTTCACCAGAGAAAATAAGAAACCCAATAACTCACCTTTATCTCTTTTTCCATAATCATCCTTTTCAACTAGTTCATTAAACCACTTTGTAATTGTGGGTCTTCTTAAATACTTCTTGCCTTTTACCACTTCACAGAAGCAAGTAAAAGAACTCCAGTAAGGATTTAATCTTTGGGTATCATAAAACAATTGTTTCGGAAACATTACTTGTGCCATACCCCTGATTATACCAAATCTAGCGGGCTTGTCAAGATGTGAATAACTTATTTCCTGATATATTTATCAATAGCCGCCAGAACTGCTGTAATCACAGGAATAATATAAATCGGGGCTACATCTACAAAGGCATTAGCTACCACAGCAACAGCACTCAACACTCCTACTACAATAGCTCGTCTCAAAACTCTGTGAATCTTTTTCTCACTATTTAGAAAAATTAGCATTTTCATATTATTATTTTTATTGGTTTAGACCTTTAGTTGAAGCGAGAATATCTCAAGGAATATCTCCATTGTCCTATTACTAACCTTTGGTTCTGATTAGTTATTTCTATCCACTTATCTGTTTGACTTTCCATTAAGAAAACCCGTTTGTCTTTATCTACTATTAGCACCGCCACATGTCCTGCTAATTTCTTATCTGTGTCCTTATCATAAACATCACAGAATAATCGCCCTGCTGTATTCAAATCATATATTTCAGACATTCGGGCACAGAAAGATGATGAAAAATTATCACAATCGGCTCTGTCTTTAAGATACTTTTTCTTATCTGTCCAGTCATAGAAAATAAGTTGCTCCCAAGTTTTCCAATCAATAAAATAATGCTTCTTATCTGCTGAATATGCTGGTATGCCTGTTTTATCCCATACAATCTGGACTAACTCACTTTTAGTACGGACTATTGGCTTTATACCAAAAGCCGTTTTTAGAAAATAAACGCTTGATTTACCTAACTCTGTTCCTAACTTTTTAAACATTGTTAATTTCATATAATGCGGGGGGAATACCGCAGATAAAATGCTTTATGTCTATAAATGGTGATATCTATTCCCCTTTTTTCTGTTAGCGATTTTCTCCATTGGCTGAAGATTTTTTAAAGCCCAACATTCCTTGAACTCTAAATCTTCTGGAGAAGTAAAATTGAATAAATAAATTGGTTTTTTGTGGTCAACTTCCCAATAACTTCCATAGTTATCCCAAGACATATTTTCATCAAATTGTGCTTCAAGATGTTTTATTAAATCATTAGTAGAATATTCAAGTATCTCTCTCAATTTTCTACCTGCTTTCTTTCCTTTTAAAGACCGACAAACATAAGTTCTTATACTATCATTTAAACGAAACTTAACATCTGTTTTCCTATGCTTATGATAATATTCATTATTATATTGGTTTCTTTCTTTTCTATGTTCTTTATTGTATTCTTTTTGCCATTGAGCTATTCTATCTTTATTTTTCTGATACCATTCTTTGTTTTTTAATCTTATTTTTTCTTTATTCTTTTGACGATATCTTTTACACCTTTGCTGTATCTTTTCTTTATTTTTCCAATAATATTCTTTGCTATGTTGTTTTTCTTTTTCTTTATCTTTGTAAGACATAATCTTATAATTAAAGCCCACCTTAACGGGTAGGTCTTGGTGGGCATAAAAAATGACCTACCCACCTTCATTATAAGATTTCTAAAGATGCTTGTCAACTTGTCAATAGGTAGGGAACGGGGGGCTTGAATCGCTTTACAATCTATGATGTGTGTGATTCTTACCTATCCCGTTCCCTTTTTTGGCGGTCGTAATTAAACGACCCTAAGGTGCTTTGTAGAAAACTTGGACTTTATTGTTAGACCAGTTCTCCAAAATATACTTGTATACACTGTTCACTTTAACAATGCTATCTATAAGTATATCGTCAAATACTACCTCCTTTCCGTTCTTAACAGTTATTTTAATTATTGACTTTTCCCAGTTTGATGTTAGAAACTGGAAAACCTGACCTACCTGAATTAAGTGATAGATAAACATTTTATCCCCTTTCTAAAAGAACTATTTTAATTTTGTCTCTATTTTAGTTAAAACTATTATCATTTTTTCGTGTTGTTCTGTTTGTCGCTTCATTTCATCATACATATGTTCTAAATGGTTTTCACCTATTATCTTAACTTCCCTTGTTAATCCCCCGCCATTTTTGCGGGATTTCAAATAACTAAAGAACTCTTTAACTGCGAATAAAAAGATAATTCCAATAGCACCTAATTGTATTATATCTGGATTCATTTTGGTTCTACTTTAGGTTGTTCTTCTAACTCTTTAACTAATATCATCTTTATTTGAACTAAAACTTCCGCCTCTTGTCCGTTAAGTTGAGTCCTATTTAAGAATACTAATAGATTTTTAATTTGTTCTTTATTTAAGTTCATATTTTTGTTTTATTTAATTTAGACCTTTAAAATACCGTTTTCCACGAATCTCCTATATTTTGTTTAACCTCCGAGACATCCTTCCAAGCATCTCCGATATTAATTTTTATTGACTCTACATCTTTCCAAACATCTCCTATGTTTATTTTCATATTTGTCCCTACTGGCGGCTCTCCCGAAGGCACCCAGAACCCTGACTCTCTCCTAAACATTGCAAATGGCTCTCGGTAGAGTTGGGCTATTTCAGAAGCGGAGAGGGCACGGTTGTAAATACTTAGATTATCTATTTGTCCATTAAAAGAAGAAAAAGGGGCTTGATGTCTGTTCCCTATT